GCTGTACCACTTACGCTAATTACACCCGTGCCTGAGTTAATTAAAAATAAGTCGCCGCCTGCTGTTGTAATGGCGTTTGTACGTAATCCAATAATAGCATTGTCTGCTGTTTTTAAAACAAACGTACCTGATTTAACAGTCTGCGTAATAGGATCGTTAAAAGAAATATCTTCATCAAATACAAGTAATGCATCTGTAAGACTTCCTCTATCAATTTGAATTCCTGCTTGATTTAAGGTAACGCCTGCGCCGGATTCATTTTTATTTAATGTAATAATATTATCAACTAGATCTAACTGTTGGGAGCTAACTGTAGTAGTTTCTCCGTTTATCTGTAGATCGCCGGTTATAACAACCGTGCCAGCTTGTGCTCCAGTGTCAAGTGTAATTGTATTACCGCTTGCTACTCTAGCTACATAGTTTCCTGTATTAACATTTAAAATCTTTGACATTTATAATTTCCTTAAACTGTTGTGGGGAACTTGCCCCCACAACATTCTTATCTTAAATTAAGATGCTTGTGCGTCAACTACAACACCACCAGTTTCAGTAGCCGCTTTAGTTGCTACACCACCTGATGTATAACCAGTAAAGCCAGTACTATTAACCCCTGATAATTGAAACCCATTAGTTGTTTTACCAGCTACTGTGTATGCAGTTTCAAGGTTAAGCTCAACCATTCCAACTACGCCACGGATAGATACTTTATCTCCGTTGCTAAAGCCGTGTCCAGTTGCTGTGATAACACATGGATTTGCCGCTGTAGCACCTGAAATAACTTTTTCAACTGCGGCCGAAGTACCTGTAGCTGTTCTTGCCCACTTGTGATTAGATGCACCTTCAAGTTGCATTTTTCTGTTCATTAGTTTAGTAACTTGCTTAGTAACACCGTCACTGTCAGTTACGTTAATGCAGAATTCACTTGCGCCTAATGCCGCAATTGACTTGTTAACAAGTGTACAAGTTTCTGTTTTAGTTCCATCAGTTACAATAAATTTGTTTGTTGATCTTTGTGACACAATATGTGACTCAGTAGTAATTTCCCCGCCAGCCGCAAATTTAACTGCTGTTACTTGAATTTTACCTGCTCCATCACCGATGTGCTTTTTATTAATTGGTCTTCCCATTTGTTTTCTCCTTATGTAAGACGTTCTAGGTCTACGCTGTGGGTACAGCATAAGTCCTCATCATTGAGGTTCTCTCTATGACAATGTATTTATCAAAGTGGAACTCAAGTCAAAAAAATAGGCCCCCTAAAGGGCCTATTTTAATTTCTATCTACTAAGAAACAACTTAGCTGAATGTTACGTTGGAAATACTTACTCTTCCAAGGTAGTCAGCCGCGTTACCAAGTGAACTAGCAACGTTTGATAATTCAACGTAGCCGTAACGTGTCATGAACGATACAACAGGCTCAAATGTGCCTGGATCCAATACAACACCACTTGACATTAGTGGAATATAAGGAGCGTAGAACGCTGGTGCGTCTGATTCGCTTGATCCTTTAAATCCAACTAGTACGTCAGTTGCGTCTGAAGCATATGCGTCAACGTATACTTTCATTGCACCGTTTAAAGTACCAACCATTTTAGTGTTAGTTGGAGCTTCAAAAGTACCTTCAGTTGTACGTGCAAATGCACTTGTTGTTGCAGACTGTAGGATAGTTAATGCAAATGGTGAAACCACTGCATAGTTACCTGCACCGCGACGTGTACGTGCCGCAATCTTGTTAGCAACTCTGTTGATCATAACAGCTAATGCCGCATGCTCATCACCAACAAAAGTAGCAGTGCCACTTACGCCAGCTTGGTCGAATTGCACGTCTGATTCTGCAGAGCCAGCTAAACTACGTAAAGAAGCTAAGATTTCTTGGTCGATTTCAGCAGTAATTTCTTGTGCTAATGCCGCCATGATTTCAGCTTCGATGTCGATGCCTTGCTGTGCTTGTGCATCTTGAGCCGCTTCAAATGTCCAACGAGCACTTAACTTACGTGTCTTCGCTTCCACTGTCTGCTTCAAGATTTGAATTGACAAACGCTTGCCTGCCGCACCTTCAAGTGTTGCTGTTGCATCTGCTTTGTCGGTAGAACCGCCGCCACTGTAGCCAACACCAATTTTGAACGGTGATAGTGCTTCTTCGCCTGCAACTACATCATCTAATGTATCCGCATAACGAACTCTTAATGTGTGGATCTGACCCACGGGACCTGTCATAGGCTGTACACCAACTAATTCGTTGGCAATAACAGTCGGCATAACACGTCTGATTACTGGTAGGATAACTCTGTTAAGAGTTGCAACATTACCTGCTGAAGATGCACCCGCTGTAGCTGTCTCTGCTAAATACCTTTTGGTATTCTCAAGAGTCACGCCCATTACGGCTTTCTTATTGCCTGTTAGGCCTTCAAGAAGTGCAGTCTTTGTATCCTGCCAGCGACTTTCTAATAGTTCTGACATTTCATTCTCCTTATTTCAATCCTGCAAGGCGTCTAATATCAACTACGTTATCCGTAGCTAATGGGCTTGCATCTATGTCATTTGTTTGTTTATTGCCTGTGATTTGTGTGCCTTCAGTAAGTGTTGCCTTGGTCTTCTTCGCTGGAGTGCTTCCTGCAATTACGCTAGGCATGTACTTATCGAACGACTTTTGTAGTCTATCGGTTTGTACAGATTCCAGCAAGTCCGCCATGATATCTCTTTGACCTTCGTTTAAAGGTGAAAGTAATTCATTCATAGTTTCCTTACGTACCGCGCTGTTAGTAGCTTGTTTAATTTCAGCATTTTTGCTTTCAACTAGACTTACTGCCTGTCCTGCGATCTTTTTAGCTTCAGCTAATTGTTTATCTTTCAACCCAACTACTTTAAGTAGTTTTGCAGATTCAGATTTTTCATTAAGATAGCTGTTAGTATATTCTGATGCAAAAGATTCAAAAATCTTACGTCCAAAATCATTCTTACGTGCTGTATCAATGTCCTCTTTAAGTTGAGTCATTTCTTTGTTAAGACCTTTCTCAACTGTCTCTGCAACAATCTTTGTTGCGTCTGTGATAAACTTAGTTTTAACTTTAGCTAGATGTGTTTTAGCTTCACGTACAAGTTTTACCTTGGTTTCAGCTAAATCTTTCTTATCTTCGTAAAACTCTGCAATTTCTTTTGATAATCCATCAATAACAAAATTCTCAAGTTTGGAAAATTTACTTGCCATAGCTTTCTGATCTTCGTGTAGCTCGCCAATTTCTTTGCCCAACTGTTGCGTCACAAATTTTTGCATTAGTCCTGCGTTTTCACGCATTGCTACTGCATATTTTGCTCTTGCTTCAGCTAGTTTTTGACGGTCATCTGCGAATTCAGTAATCTCTTCGCCGAGTTTTTCTTCTAACATTGTATCAATAGCTTCCACCATTGATGCTTTGTCATGCTCATATTTCTGAGCGAACTCTTCGCGAAGTTCAGCAGTAGCTTGCATACGATTCTCTTGAATCTTCTGCTCCCAAGCTCCTTCGATTTCTGCTCTGATTTCTTCTGAAACAACATTGTTTTCAAAGAGTGTCTTCAGTGCATCTAACATTCTTTTCTCCTTGTTAGCGGAGACCGCTGATAATATTCACCAACGATTCCTTTAGGTATTTCTGTGCCTTTGCATCGCCCTGTAATTCTTGAGCCATATTGATTGCCTTATACCCACCACGAGTATTCATTAAGTGTTCGTAAATTGGAGTTGGGTACGCTCCAGGAGCACTTGGTTGGGCAACGGCGTCAACTGTAATAATTTCAAATTCGCTGACCTCGCCACTTCCATCGTCTTTCACATTTCCTGAACCCCTAGATGAAACACCTAGTTTAACGTTGCTCTCAAGCATTGTTTTAACTAGCTGTCCCATCGGAGTTGGAATTACTTTCAACTTACCATAACCATTTGGGCCATCCATCCACATTTCTGTAATCATATGACTTACACGGTCAAGGTTAATATTAAGGCCTTCAGGATGATCAACTTCACCTAGTACACTATATCCACCTTTGATTTGATCGTTGAGCGTGTTGACAGCTCTACTAATCTCACTTACAGGATAAACACGTTGGTTGGCGTTACGAACACCTCCCTGAATGCAAATACCCTTGAGATACAAGTCTTTTCCACCTGCATCATTTTCAGTAGTCTCGACGACCATCTTTGCCTGGTCGAATGATAGTGTTTCAGTTAAATTAAACATCTTATTCATCTGAGTTCCTTATTACTTGCCAACAACACTTTTAGTGTTAGCGGCCTTTTCACCTGTAGCAGGTGCTTTAGCGTTTGACATTGACTTAGAAGCTTTTCCGCCTGGTACGTTTACGTTCCCTGCATTATCTTCTTTAGCTGACATTGCTGAGCCTGCTTCACTACCTGTACCGCCTTTTGCGATATTAGCAGTTGTGCCACCCATGTCATTTTTGCTTGCAACTGGTGATGTAGCTTTGTTATCTTCACCTGTTGGTGCTGATACTTTTTCTACGTACTCACGCATTTGTTCGCCTTCAGTCTTTGTACCTTCATAAGCCGGTACTTCATCGCTAAGTTCGGAAGTTTCATAAGACTCTTCCTGCTCATCTTCATCACCTTCTTCTTCATCATCCATATCCATGTCAGCTTCGTCGTCGCCAGCTTCTTCGCTGTCGTCTTCGCCGCTCATCATTTTTTCAAATTCTGCTTTAAGGTCATCAAGTGCATCTTCTAGGTCAACTACACGATCTTCAACATCTGCATCGTCCATTTCGTCGCCCATATCCATTTCATCACCATCGGCTTCAATGTCGCCGAGCATATCGTCTGTAGCGTCGCCGCCCATTGG